AACTAAAGATCCAGCAATGGGTCGTATGCTGCGTTTAGCAGGTTTGAATAAATAAACAATAACATTCAGGAGGTATATAAAAATGTCTATTGTACAAAGATTGACAGAGGGTATCGTCAATCGGGATCTCTCAGCCGAGGGTGCTGCACTTATCAACAAGTGGGAGCAGACCGGTCTTCTTGAGGGTATCTCTGACGACACACAGAGAAACGGTATGGCCCGTTTGCTTGAGAATCAGGCAAAGGAGCTTCTCCGTGAGTCTTCCAGCATGGCTGCTGGTGACGTAGAGGGTTTTGCCGCTGTTGCATTCCCACTTGTACGCCGTGTATTCGGTTCCTTGATCGCTAACGATCTCGTAAGCGTTCAGCCAATGAGCCTTCCATCAGGTCTCATTTTCTTCCTAGACTTCACCTTTGGTGGTGTTGATGAAAACGCAACCGATGCAAGATTAGGTTTTTCAGTTGGCAGCTCAGTATATGGCGGCGACGTTGTTGGTTCCCAACTTACTGGTGGTGTTGATTTAGCTGGCGGCACCGGCACAGACGCCGGCGGCGCTTACAGCCTACGCAACGGTTACTCCTCACCAACTGGCTCTCTTGCAGGAACAACTGGACTTGTAACAGTTGCTTCTGGTACAATTGGTGATGGTGGTACGGTTGATGAGACACCAGCTTCAGAAGCTGCTCGCCCACCGGCTGGTTTTGGTTCCCTAACAGCAGATCAAATTAACCGAATTCTTCGATTCGATCCAGATTTGGCTTCTGGGTCTGCTTTCGCAATTACTGAGCTCACTCCGGGTGCCGCCGCACAGCTAAACCTTGATGATCTTGTTGCTATTGATATTTCGGATGGTCTTTCAAACGCCAACTTGGTTAGACGCTTAAGTGATTTTAGTTCTTCACTTGACGGAACACCTCCTAGCAAGGATGTTATTCGCCTTGTTACAGTTGGTATCCCAGGTCAGACAGCTATTAACGTTTCTAGTTCCCTCGGTTCTATTAACCAAACAACGTTCCCAATCACTGATGATTTCGCTGCATCGGATACGCTCGGCGCTGTTGTTGGTCAGGCGGAGTGGGGCCTAGAAAACAATGAGGCAATCCCAGAGATTGACATCAAGGTCGATTCCGTAGCAGTCACAGCTGTAACCAAGAAGCTCAAGGCCAAGTGGACCCCAGAGTTGGGACAGGATCTCAACGCTTACCACAACCTTGACGCCGAGGTTGAGCTTACTCAGATCCTCTCTGAGCAGATTGCTCTTGAGATCGATCGCGAGATCCTTGAGGATCTTGTAAAGGGTGCTACAGCTGGTGTTCGTTACTGGTCCCGGGCTCCTGGCCGATTCCTCGACCGAGAGACAGGTGCTGTTTCCAGCATCACGCAGGACTTCACCGGTAACGTGAGCGAGTGGTATGAGACTCTCGTTGAGACAATTAACGATGTCTCTGCACAGATCCACAGAAAGACACTCCGTGGTGCTGCAAACTTTGTGGTTTGTTCCCCAGAGATTGCTAACATCCTTGAGTTCACAGCTGGCTTCCGTGCAAACGTTACAGCTGACGCTGACCGTGGCGACATTGGCGCCGTTAAGGTTGGTGCTCTCTCCAAGAAGTTTGATGTTATGGTTGACCCATACTTCCCACGTAATCTACTCCTTGTTGGACGACGTGGTTCCAGCTTCCTTGAGAGCGGCTATGTATACGCACCTTACGTGCCACTACAGACCACACCAACAATCTTCGGTGTAGAGGACTTCGTACCTCGTAAGGGTGTCATGACCCGTTACGCCAAGAAGATGGTCCGTCCAGACATGTACGGTTTGGTTGTGTGTCGTGATCTCGTAGAATAATATAACTATCTAAAGGTCAAAATAATGAAAGCCCTGCCTCTTTTGAGGTGGGGCTTTCTATTTATTAATAGAGTAAAAAGAGGATTCTTAAATGGCAATTCCAAATCTAAACCCAGCATCAACATCAAACGCAAATATACTTCCGGTTACGGGAGCAGCTGGCAACGTTGCAACAACATTACCTTTCGGTATTTACGCGGGATCAAATGCTTTCCTATCAGGCGCCGCTGATCAAGTTGCTTATACTTACAAGAAGTTAGGTGGTGACGTTTTAGATATTGAGTTAGCAGAAGGAAACGTTTATGCCGCTTATGAAGAAGCAGTTTTAGAATACTCTTATTTGGTTAATCTATTCCAAACAAAGAACTCGCTTTCATCTTACCTAGGTGCGACAACCGGATCCTTTGATCAAGATGGGCAGATAGCATCAGGCAGTTCTTTATCTGGATCTAATATTGCTTTACGTTATCCAAGATTTGATTATGGTTATGTTCGTAGAATTTCTGAGGGTCTCGCAACAGAGGCCGGCTTTGGTGGAACAACGCCAATATATTCAGCATCAGTAGATAGAATAACAAATCAACAAGATTATGACTTACAAAATTTAATTTCATCTTCTGCTGCTGATGATACAGCAGTTCCATACTATGGGGAAGTTGGAGACAAAAGAGTAACTATCAGAAAAGTATTCTTTAAGACACCACGAGCAATGTGGAGATTCTATGGATACTACGGTGGGTTCTCTGTTGTTGGTAACTTAAGAACTTACGGACAGTATGCTGACGACTCTACATTTGAGATCGTGCCAACTTGGCAAAACAAACTTCAAGCAATGGCTTACGAAGATGCGCTTTGGACAAGAGTTTCTCACTACTCTTATGAGATACACGATAATAAGTTGAGGATTTTCCCAACCCCAGACAGCACTTCTCCAGAGAAGTTCTGGGTTCAGTTTACAATCAACAACCAATATGAACCTTGGGACAACCAGCCAGGAATAGATAATGGAGTAGAAGGTGTTAACAACATTAACACACTTCCATTCGAGAATATTCCATACGAAAACATTAACGCTATAGGTAAGCAATGGATTCGTAGATTTGCTTTGGCGCTAACAAAAGAGATCTTGGGACAAGTAAGAGGCAAGTTCTCTTCTGTTCCAATCCCAGGGGAATCGGTAACTCTTAACGCATCAGATTTATTATCTCAAGCCAGAACTGAAATGGATCAATTGAGAGAAGAACTTAAAACCATTCTTGAGGATACCACTTACGACAAGTTGGCTACTGTCGATTCTTCAATGCAAGACTCTAGTAGGAAGGTTCTTGAGAACATTCCAGCTGGCATTTACGTAGGATAAATAAGTGTCACGTAGCAAAAGAACCGAAAGACAAATAAAGGATAAGAGATCACAACGTTTTGATTATGTTGGCGACAAAGAAGTTGCTGCTAAACTTCAAGAGATAGAGTTTATGCCTTCGTCTTTAGAGACGATTGATAGAGCAATGCTTCGTTTTATTGATGAAGAACTTAACCTTTTTACGAATACCAACGATGGTTTCAAGAAAGTTCCAGTTTTGTGGGTTACAGCCGAGCGCGCTTTTCAAATAAAACACAACAAAGATCTGCGAGATAAAGAAGAAACTTTAATTCTTCCTTTGATTACTGTTAACAGATCTAATGTAACTAAAGAACAAAACTATCGCGGCACTGTATTCGCGAACTTATATCCTGTTGATGACGAGAAGGGTGGCACTATTACTGTTGCGAGACAAATAAATCAAAAGAAGACAGCAGAGTTTCAAAATGCGCAGGCAAATAGAAAATACGGCGCCGATAAGAATGTTTCTAGCAAAATGCTAAACACAAACAAAAGAAACATGTCAACCGCAAAGACAGTGTATGAAACAATAACTATTCCAATCCCTACTTGGGTTAAAGTAACATATGAGATTTCTATTCGCACAGAGTATCAGCAGCAAATGAATGAGCTTATTCGTCCGTTCATTACAATCCCTGGTAACTCTAGAACTCCAAAACGCATTGAAGCCGAGGGACACTATTACGAAATCTTTATCGATGGCGGGTTTTCCAACAACTCCAATCAAGCAAACATTGGTATGGAGCAAAGAAACTACGAAACTAATATTAATATTGAAACTTTAGGTTACCTTATTGGGGAGGGTGAAAACCAAGAAAGACCTAAGATTGTAAAGCGTGAGAACGCTGTAGAATTCAAGATTGGTAGAGAAAGGACAGTCGTCGGAGATATCCCTGATAATATAAAGGATGGTTTTTACAGAGAATAATTCTCTTCCCACTATTTAACACTATTTACTTTGAACATTTTCGCAATGTAGGAGAACCGAACGAATGTCAGTTAAGAATTACCGATTTGTATCCCCAGGCGTTTTTGTCAATGAAATTGACAACTCACAGTTGCCTGCTTCGCCAGCAGGTATCGGTCCAGTTATCATTGGTCGCGCCGAGAAGGGCCCAGCCTTAAGACCAACAACAGTCAACTCTTTTGAAGAGTTTGTAAATGTTTTTGGTACACCAGACCCAGGTAATTCTGGTGGCGATGTCTGGCGTCAAGGCGCCAATACAACTGCCACAACCTATGGTGCATACGCAGCACAAGCTTATCTTCGCAATAGTTCTCCTTTAACTTTTATTCGCTTGCTTGGTGCGGAAGACGACTCGGTTGTTGCAGGTAGCGGGGTAGGCGAAGCAGGATGGAATGCTGGCGCCTCCGGCGAAGCCTATGGTTTAGTAGTCTTTCAGACTGGTTCTAATCAGGTTTTGACAGGCGCCTTAGGTGCAATATTCTACTGCGAGTCGGGAACAACGATGGAGCTTTCTGGCAACATCGCTGTTGCTTTTGGCGGCACTTTTACTCCTGGTGTATCAACTAACGTTACCGGTGGTTTTGCAGCATCTGCTTCACCGATGACCGGATCCGGACTGGTGATCCACTCCCTAAATTCGGCTGCTAAGGAATTCAAGGCTGTTATTAAAAATGGTGTTGGTGCTAATGATGTTCTTGATACTATTACATTTAACTTTAATCAGAATGATTCAAAATATATTCGTAAAGTATTTAACACAAACCCGCAGCTTTTGAATGATAGTGTCACAAACACAAATAACCAAACATCCTATTTCTTGGGTGAGACTTTCGATCGACACATTGACGCGACCTTAACAGATCCAGATTCAGGTTTGCTAGCTGCATTTGTCAAGATTGATAACCAAACTTCAAAAGGTGATGATTTTACATACGAATTGCAAGCCGCTGAAACTCCACAAATTATCAGCTGCAAGCTTTCACCATCATCGGTTCCTACGGACTTATTTAAGTTTGTAGCAAGAGGTGAACCGGGGGATTGGACTAATAAAAATCTCAAGATTTCTATTCAAGACATTAAGAGATCTACAAATGATCAAGACCCCTATGGTTCCTTCTCAGTTGTGGTTCGCTTGCTGTCGGACAGTGACAATGTAGTTCAAGTAGTGGAACAATTTAATAATTGTAATCTTAATCCTAACTCACTTGATTATATAGCTCGCAAGATTGGCGACCTTCGTGATACTTGGTCGGCAACAGAACGTAGATATATAAAAGTAGGAAATTACTCAAATAATTCTTCATACATTTACGTTGATGTTAATAGCGACATTGATGCTGGTGTAACAGCTCCCCAACTCCTCCCGTTTGGTTTTAAGGGAATTAATAAGTACGAAGACTTCGAGGCGGCTACTACACCAGCTGGTGGCCAACTAAGTTGGTTAACAGGTTCCTTAGCCACCGGTCAGGCCGGTACCCTACCGGCTGGTACATACACTATGAGTAGTGTATTTGTTATATCATCCTCTGCTGCCGGTCCCAACACGCCACTAGCCCAAACATCTTCGGTTACCTTCCCGCAGCCAGTTCTGAGAGTTAGCGCTTTTGATGGAAATCTAGCTAACCCAACAGAGGCTTACTTTGGAATGCAGACAGGCGAGAGCTTAACGAGCACAGTATTCTCGCCTTCCTACATTGATATTCTACGCCCTCGCGGTGGCGCAGTTGGTTTTGACATCCCAACAAGTGGCTCTCTTTCTCCAACATTTACATTGGATGACATTTCGGGTTCCGGCGTGTATGTCACCGGCTCTGGCGCTATCACAGTGGCTGCAAGCGGTAGTTTGACAGCAGTTAACGGCGCTGTTTCTGGCGTTCTTGATGCTGGATACGATCGCTTCACAGTTCCGCTTTTTGGTGGGTTTGATGGATTGGATATTAAACAAATTGATCCATTTACAGCCGCTTCTTTTGCAATGGGTAGCACACCAACAGAAGCAAATAGTTATTCCTTCTTCACAGTAAAGAGAGCAATTGATTCCATTGCAGACCCAGAGGTTATTGAAATGAACTTAGCTTCTATCCCAGGACAAACACAAGAGGGGCTTACAACCCACTTGGTAAGAACTTGTGAAGATCGCGGCGATGCTCTTGCAGTTATTGATCTTCCAGATGCATTTATTCCTAGAGAAGCTGGTACAGAAGTGAACCGTAATAACACAGCCTCTACTGTTACTACGCTCATTAACGGCCTGCGAAGCAGAGGACTAAACTCTTCTTACGGTTGCGCTTACTACCCATGGGTCAGAGCCAGAGACACCATCAACGGTTCTTTCATTTGGCTCCCACCATCCGTAGCAGCCATTGGCACATTCTCTAGTTCACAGCGTAAGACACAGGTTTGGTTCGCACCAGCTGGTTTCAACCGTGGTGGACTTACAGAAGGCTCCGCAGGTATCCCAGTTGTTGATGTAGCTCACCAGCTACGCCGCAAAGATCGTGATGATCTTTATGGGGCGAACATTAACCCAATCGCTAAGTTCCCATCTGAGGGTGTTGTAATCTTCGGTCAGAAGACACTACAGGTTACACCTTCTGCTTTGGATCGCATTAACGTTCGCCGCCTAATGATCTTTGTCAAGAAGCGCATCTCTCAGATAGCTTCAGGACTTCTTTTCGATCCAAACATTAAAACAACTTGGGCACGATTCACATCGCGAGTTGAGCCATTCTTGGCTGATGTTAAGACAAACTTTGGTCTCTCTGACTACAGAGTTGTTCTTGATGAGACAACCACAACTCCAGATCTTGTAGATAGAAACATTCTATACGCACAGATTTTCTTGAAGCCAACAAGAGCAATCGAGTTTATTGCGATTGACTTCAACATTACAAGAACCGGAGCATCGTTTGACGATTAAATAAAAGTGGGGGAGTTCCGACTCCCCACACTAATTAACTTAGACCTATCAGGAGATAACAACAATGGCCTTTTGGACAAGCGCACTTTCAGAACCAAAGAGAAAACATAGATTTATTCTAAGATTCCCAGAACTTATTACAGATGATTTTGCTTACGCAGAATACCTTGCTAAATCTGTTACAAAACCTTCGTACACAGTTGGAACAACAGAGCATAAATTTTTAGGAAACACTTATTACTACCCAGCAGCAGTTACTTGGAACGAGGTCACTGCCACTATTGTTAACTCCGTAGCGCCAGATGGCAATGAATTGCTTTACCAAGCTCTGCAGAAAATGGGTTATCTAAAGCCTGACATTCAGGAAGACGTTTTTCTGGGGCCCGAGCAGCTGCCTTCAACACCAAACAAGAGAGCATCTTTGGCTGCACTTGGTCAGGTTCAATTTGATGAGCTTTCTGGTGAAGGCGGCACACTGGGAACTTGGAAGCTACAGAACGCTTTCATTACCAATGTAACTTTTGGTGATTTAGATTACGCAGGCGAAGAACTTCTAGATATTACAATTCAAATGCGTTACGACTGGGCAACTTATGAAGTTGGTGCAGCAACTAGAGCTTTAGCTAACATTCGATAAAAGAAAGAGACGGTGATTTTTGAGTAGGAATTCAAACAGACAGGGAGTGCCTGACGCGCCTCCCTCTCCACCCCAATTACAACAACAAACACAAAACTTATTTTCATTTCCAACCCCGACCGAGTTCGTTGAACTTCCGAGTAAGGGTTTATTCTACGGTGAGGGGCACCCTCTACACAGAGTAGAAACAGTAGAAATCAGACACATGACAGCCAAAGAAGAGGATATTCTATCCTCCGAGACTTTAATCAAAAAAGGTCTCGTTATGGACAGACTATTAAAATCTGTTTTGGTTAACGGTAGTATCGATCCAGCTTCTTTGCTGATCGGAGATAAGAACGCTGTTATCATGTCTGTTAGAGAGACAGGGTTTGGGTCTACATATGGAACCAGTATTACTTGCCCTGCTTGCAATGCCTTAAACGAAAAAGAGTTTTCTCTTCAGAATAGAAAAGTAAAAGAATCTAATCTACTTGATGGAGTGAAGCTTTTAGAAAATGGTAACTTCTTGCTAACAGCAACGGAATATAATCCAGAGATTACTTTTGAAATTAAGTTGCTAACTGGTAAAGATGAACAAAGAATATTGAAATTTGTTGAGGGAAGAAAAAAGTTAAAACTTGAAACAGGCTCCATCACTCAGCTACTAAAAAATATTCTTGTTTCTGTTAATGGCATATCCCAACCTAGCGCGCTAGAGGAAATCATTAATCAAATTCCGGTATCATTGTCGAGAAAAATTCGTAAAGTTTACGAAGAAGCAATGCCGAACATTCAACTAGAGGCCGACTTTACCTGCGATAATTGCTCTCACCTAGAGCGTTTGGAGGTGCCGATCAACGTCGACTTTTTTTGGCCTAAGCTCTAATTATCAAGCTTCATTGTATGAAGAGTTTTTTGCCTTAAAGCAGCATGGTAACTGGTCATTCGCTGAGATGTACTCTTTACCAACTGGTTTGAGACGTTGGTTCTTGGATCGGTTAGCTAAACATTTTGAAGAAAAGAAAGCTGCAGAAGAGAAAGCTTCGTCGGGCGCACGATAAGTGTGCCTTTTTCTTTATCTTACTACTTACTTAGAAGAGGTGCTCCCAAATGCAAAACAATAAGGTTGTAATCGATTTAACTAATAACCTTTTAACAGAAGCCATATATACAGATTTCTCCTTAAATGTGAAAAAACTACTGATGAATATGTATTTCGCCGGCTTTGATGTATCTCCAAGTATTAGAGGCTCGCAATCACAGATCGAGTCCTTTTTCAAAGCTTTGTCTAATGAAAAAAAATACATGGATGCTTATGTGAAGTATGGTCTCTCAGATCCTATAACGTTACAAAGACGAGGAGATCTTATGGGCTCGGTTGGCAAATTTGAGAGAGAGACAGGCTTGGTGTGGCCATTTAAAAACTAGGTGGTTAAGCAATGTCAGAAATAACAGATCTCACAGCAGCGGTTAAAGCTTTAACGAGTCAATTCCAAACTCAAACGCCGCAAGCACGAAAAGAAGCAGATCTAGAAGATCTTAAACGTGTCACTCAGGAAAAGCAAAGAATGTTGCAGCTTGAGAGAGATGAGTTAATCCTAAAAGGAAAGAACGCCGAAGCTGATGAGAAATTAATCGAGATTGCCGAAGAAAAGATAAAACTCTTCACCAGTTTGGCTGCAGCGGCAGATAAAACTTCAGATGAATATCAAGACTTAGTCAAACAGCAAAAAGATTTAATTGAAGCAACAAGAAAATACCAAATCGAAATAGCAAAAGTAAATAAAGAAATTGCAGCTGGTGAAGCTAAGAGAGGTATTCTTTCTAATACAATTTTAAAAACTAGTGGTGCTTTTAATAGTTTAACACAAGTTATTCCTACGTCTAGAAATGAATTAAAGGGTTTTACTAAAGATTTATTTACGCTTGAGACTTCTGCTACTGGAGTTTTAGCCGTTTTCCAAAAACTAATTTCTAACTCTTTAGATTTTGCTTTATCAGTTGACAAACAGAACGCTGCTTTCAAAAGAGCAACGGGTGCCGGAAATGAATTTCAGGGCGTTATATCAGGTGCTGGCTTGGCATACCTAGAATATGGTATAAATGCAGAAAACGCTGGCAAGTCTGCTGAAGCTTTGTTTTCAGGATTTAGAGATTTTACCAATCTTAATGAAGATCAACAGGAAAACTTAGTTAAAACGACTGCAATATTAGAAAAGTTTGGTGTCTCCTCGCAAACAACAAGCAAGATCCTCGACCAAGCAACGAAGTCTCTGTATATGAATACCCAAGAAGCTGAAACTCTTACAAGAGAGGCTGAAGCTTTAGCTCGGAGTATAGGCAAGCCGATATCGGAGGTTGCGTCTGATCTTGCCTCTGCTGGCCCTAAGCTTGCTTTCTACGGCAAGCAGATGTTTGATGTGTTTGCACAGCTAGAAAGACAATCAAAAGCTACAGGCTTATCGGTGGACTCCTTGCTTGGGTTGGTTGGCGAGAAGTTCGATACCTTTGAAGGTGCAGGACAAGCTGTAGGACGCCTTAACGCTATTCTGGGCGGTCCATACCTTAACTCTATTGATATGTTGAATGCCACAGAGGCAGAACGTTTAGAAATGATTAAGCAAGCTATTGATGCCAATGGTGTTCAGTTTGATCAATTAAACAAGTTTGAACAGAAAGCATTCGCGTCTGCTTTAGGAACCGATGTTGATACTCTTCGAAGATCTTTAAACGAACTAGATCCAGAAGTTCAATTACAAGCCATGAGACAAGAAGAGCTAGCAAAACGCGCCGGTGATGCCCGCGACGTAATGTCTAAGTTTACTGATGCTATTAATTCTTTGGTTATAGCTGCGGATCCATTAATATCATTTTTGTCTAAGGCTCTTAACTTATTTGCTGAAATGATCGGGAAGATTAAAGATAATAAGAAAATTATGTTTGCGCTAGTCGGTATCGTTGGACTCCTTGGCTTCACACTATCACGTCTGGCTCGAAAGGCTCTGGGTATCAACGCCCTAGCAGATAGCGTTCAAAAATTGGCTATAGCTAACGCGGAACTAGCAGCATCTCAAGCAGCTGTGGCTGCGACCAGTCGCGGCATGCCCGCTGGTGGGGCTGCTAGGGCTGCTTCGACTGGTGCTAGGGCTGCTTCGACTGGTGCTAGTCTTGCCTCTACCGCCGCCGAGGCTGCATTTTTCTCTCGTGGAGGCGGGCAGGCTGCTGCGACAGGTGCCGGTGCTGCTGCAACAGGTGCCGGTGCTGCTGCAACAGGTGCCGGTGCTGCTGCAACAGGTGCTGGTGGTGCTGCGGGAATGGCTACTAGACTTGGCAAAGGTGCAAAATTTCTTAAATTTGCAAAAGGCGCTGGCCCGTTGGCTCTTCTCGGCGCCGCAGTGAGTCTCTTTTCAGATCTTGGGAGCGGAATGGGCAAAGGAGAAGCTATTGCCAGAGCGGCACTGACGGGTGGCTTAGGTTTTCTTGGAGGTGTGGCCGGAACGGCTGTCGGCGGTCCTGTCGGCACCTTCCTTGGCGCCTCTGGTGGCTCTATGGCCGGCGTAGCTTTGGGAGATAAGATCTTTGGAAAACAAAAAGTTGAAGATGCTACCATTAAAATAGTTGAATTCAATAAGAAAGATACATTTGAGCGAGTCGGGGATGCCGTTGTTGCCGCGAAACCAGATGGAACGCTAGATAAAGCTATTCGAGACAGCAACAAAGAAGTTGTTGATGCTATTAGCGCGCTCGCTGCTGCTTTGGATGTGAAGGTTTACCTTGGCGATGAGGAACTCGGTACCGCCGTTTCTAAGGGAATGAACTCTTTTGCAGGAAGACAGGCCATATCGGCTTACTATCAGGGGTAAAATAAAATGAGTGTTATATTACCAACTTTTTTTAAGAATAAGGAATTTGAGATTTCTATCACCCATATACCTTCAAAGCAAAAAGTTACATTTTTTTCTTGGTTAACTGGGTTTACGGATGCTTTTACATCCACTTGGTCTGGGACACCCGTCTATGGCAGGATGGACGACCTTTATACTTTTCAGAAAACTTCTCGTAATATAACAATATCCTTTGATGTAGTAGCCGAAGATGCGGTTGAAGCGACTCAAAATAGAGAGAGACTTAATAAGCTAACTCAATTCTTATATCCTGTTTATTCTAATCCTGTTGGTGGAGGAATGTCTAGGGAAAATAGTCAAGTCTTGCAAGCGGCGCCTCTATTAAAAATGAAGTTTAATTCATTTGTGCAAAATGCAGGTGATAATACAGAGTTGGTTGGGTTTTTAAATGGCTTCACTCACCAGCCTACGATAGAATCGGGACCTTTTATTGTTAACAAACAAACGACAAAAGATATTATTTACCAAGTAACTCCAGTGCAACTAAACTTCACGGTTTTACATACTCATTTAACTGGTTGGGTTTTGGATACGACATCAAATAGATACTCATTTGGATCTTCCGATAAACCAGAAATTGGACGTGATTATCCGCATTATTTAGGAGACGCTTTAGGAGACACAGAGAATGCGCGCGACCGCTTCGAGTTCGAGGCCTCAGCGCGCGCTGCTCCATTTCTTGTTGTCAATGAAGACGAGCCAGACGAAGAGCGAAAATCAACAGAGGCTGAAATACTTGCTGCACTTCGGGGCGAGGTTGATTAGCTCAGTAAAAATTAACAGGTTGTAGAAATGACAAGCAGATACGATAACAGAAGATTAATAAAAAATGACTTAGAGGAGTATGAAAGCTTCTTTGAGGAAAGAGACATAAATTATATTGTTCAGTACAATACTAAATCTTTAAGGTACCCCACCGTTAATCAAATTAGTAATCTGACAAGAGTTCAGCACGTCTGGAAGGTTGGGGACAGATATTATAAATTAGCTTCCCAATTTTATGGTAATCCAAGATACTGGTGGATTATCGCACACTACAATAAGAAGCCAACCGAAGCAGACTTAACTGTTGGCGATATTATCTATATCCCAACGCCTTTAGAAAAAATCTTAAATTACGTATTGGAATAAAAAATGGCCAGACCAAATATATCAAGAGAAGCTGAGGAAAAATGGAAAAAAGTTTATACCCCAATTCTTAAAGATATTATCTATAGAGATGTAAAAAGGAAAATTAAAGCTGCTCAAGAGGCTGCAGGCGAGGGTGATCTAGCACCATTAGCTCAAATTAAAGAAGATTTTGAGGTCACTGCTTTTGGTAAAACCTATTATTTTGCATCACTCTCAGCATTAGAACAATCTGCCGAGAATAATCCATTTAGATTTGTATCTGAAAATAGAGAAAATATTCTCTCTAGCATTGCTGATTTAACAATCGAAGAAATGGAGCAGCTCTCGTCTAATTTCTGGCTCATGAAGATTGATCAGCGTGTTTGGTACGTAGATGGGTACGAAAAAGAGCTTGACTTTTTAGTGCCTACTATCAGATCGCTTGAAGAAGAGGCGCCCTCTTCTATATTACAAAGTAATTTTATGGTTAATTTTGAGCCGTATTATTCTTTTATATACGATAAAGGATATATCACCCGTGTAGGTAGAACAGGACAAGCTAATATAGAGTCTGTAGAAAACTTAATTAATTTAACGGCCCCTCCTGGCTTTAAAAGCATCATTAACATTAACAATGATACGGGAAACTATTGGAAATTTATTGATTTAGTTATAGATCAAATTGAAAGGAGTGTTGAGAACACTGTTGAAGATCAAAAATTAATAGAAGAGGTTTATGAAGAAATTAAGCTTGATTTAAGGACTGAGCAGGCGACACGAGCCATCGCCAACGTGACGGCCCCCCGATCTACGCCCGAGGAAGGAAAGTTCAAGGATGTTCTGGTTCCTAAGCAAGATATAGACCCAAAACCTTTAAAGCCTTTTGAGCATCAATGCTACTTGTTAGAAAACATTAGAGCAATTTCATCTTACAAGGACAATCTCGTACAGGATGAAAAGTATAAAAATATTGGCGCCATTTTTAATGAAGGCAATGGACGAAACAACCTTCCAGGCAATTTGATATCGTATATCAATCACGCTAATAAAACAAAAGAAGTTAACTCACTACTAAACTTGTGTCCTGAGATATATGCCCTTCTTACACCGCACATAAAGATATTCAGAGTTGAATATTCAAAAGATCCAGATAAAAAGCTATTTCCTGTAAGGGAGCAAGAAATACCATTTCCAAACTTTATTGATCCCTCAGACATTGAGGCAATCATGAATAAAGATTATGGTCGTTTCCCTGGTGCGGGTATCAAATCTTTTAATTGGAATTTGAACGGTGTTAACCCTGCTGAAGTTGAAAACAACATATCAGCCACCTTAAAACTTCACTTTCAAACAGTTCAAGATTTATTTTCTTTAAATCAGGGATTGGCCGCAGGACAAGATAAGCCAGGGTATTTAGATTTAATTATCAAATCTTCTGGTGTTGACGATGATAATAATGCCAACAGAACTAACGATCAAAACCACCCACAAGCGAATCGTCCACAATCAGATGTATCATCCGAGTGCTTTGAAGCTGAGATGATGAGTTATGATCCAAGAGATTATGAGATAAAGGCTTGCGTAGGCTGGTCAACTCCTCCGGGATTTGCGACCATGGTTGATCAGTTATCGTCTTCCCGGGATAAGGGCCCAAACTATGGAATCCATTTAGAGGCCGCGATCAATAAAACAAGATTGGCTTTATTTTTAACATTAACTTCACACGAATTAAACTTTAATGAAAACGGCACTGTTGACTTAACTGTTAATTATCAAGCTAGATTATCAGGATTGGCAAGATCTACAAAAGCAGATATATTTGCTGGTGGCTCAACTTTTACAGAAGATATCGCTGAAATCGATAAAAAATTAGAAGATCTTAACAAACAGCTTGGCGAAGCAAATGAGGAAACAACGCAATCCGATCCCTTGAACGATCCACGAGTGCAATCCCTTAGAGAGGAAAAGAAGAAACTTTTAGAACAACAAAGTTCTTTAGTCACTGAAGATAAGGCTGTTAAGTACAAAAAGTTCCTAAATCGTTTATATTGCACAAACAAGATATATTCTTATAAAGTTCCTTTTAAAAATCTTGAGCTTTTAAGAGATAAAACTCCGGAGGATAGAGCAAAAGCAGCTCGGCAAAGAGTTAAAGAACAAGAATATCTAAATGGATATCAGCCTCAAAACGATGCAGGAGCAACTCAGACACTTTATGAGAATGCTGCTAAAGAAATAAGTGCCATCACCAAGAAAGACCCAGATCAAGAAGAGGCTCAAACATCTCCTTATGCTGTTACGGGGCAGATAATAAATAGAGAAAGACAAATACCATTCTTTTATCTTGGTGATTTAATTGATGAAATCTTAAATTACATGGTTACGATAATTGACAGTGATGCCGCCAGAGGCAGTCTTCAGATTATCTTATCGCAGGTAGAATTACTGGATCCTTTATTGGCTTACCAAATAGAAAAACTAGACATTAAGTGCCCTAATGCAAAAAGTAAAAGCATTATTAAAGCTATAACTGAAGTTGATCCAATGAGGTTTAGGGGATTGACTGGTATCAAATTTACTACAAATATTGGTTCATTGCCAATATCCTTAGAGTTGTTTCAAGAGTGGTTTATTAACAATATTGTCAAACCACAGGTAGAGACATATAATCTTTTAAGATTTATAAAAATTGTTTGCTCTTCTTTAATAGCAAGAGCCTTTAATTCCATATGTTTTAAGGATGGGGTAAAATACAATTTAAGATTTGATTCATCTATATTTAATTTCGATAAATCCTTTACTGGCAAATTAGCGACAGTTCAAGACCTAGCTGATTCTAAAGCGAATTCAGATGTTAAAGATTGTGCTCAATTAGATAAAAATACTACACCAAGCATACCGACATTTCTTATCTACTCGGTTGATTCAAGGCCAATGACAGGCAATTATGATGACGACTTAAAGACAGGAATTTACCACTACTATCTCGGTGCAGCATGCGGAATTGCTAAAAAAATATCTTTTCAAAGGTTAGGTATACCGTACTATCGCGAAGCGCGATTGCAAAGAACTTCAGCACTTTCGGCTTTGCAATTAAGAGAGATGTATAATGCAAACATAGATATGGTTGGCAACAATCTTCATAAAAATGGACAATATATATACATTAATCCTGTTGCAATTGGCGCTGGGTCGCTACAACAGAAAGGGAGTGTGCCAAATCTTGCTCGGCTCTTGGGAATAGGTGGGTATTATATGATAAGTGGTGTTTCGCACAATATATCGTCAAATGGATTTGACGTTCAAGTTCAAGCAATTCAGGAAGGTATTGATTTTTCTGCTGCAGGAAATTCAACTGTACAACTAGTTCCTTACATAGGAAGTTCTATTCTTAACCCAAAGGCAAAAGGAAGCTAATAAGTGACAACAACGTATGATTATACGACTGAAGATTTAGCAAACCCTGTTGGCAATAATTCTTTATCCTCTAGGGCCAAGTTCTATCAGCGTTCTTTGTATAAAGAAGCTATCTATCCAACAGATATCGTTAGACCTTTGGATAGTTGGTATGACAAAAATTTGTATGGTAGAGTGAATCAACAACAAACGGTGATTATTCCATCTCAAGAAGATTTAGTTCAAATACAGTATGGGGTGCAGCCAAACATGTTTTCATTGTCTTTTGTTAATAGGGCATTTACTGATTTTGTAGAGCATATGAAAACAGCGTATATGACAAATTGTATTAATCGTAACGGTAACCCTTCTTTAATAAATATGAGAGCTATAATATCGTATAAGGATTGGGACTCTAGTTGGATTACACATCGTAACAATATTATCAATGCTTTTATCCAAAATTATAATCCTAAGTTTTCTTCACCCATAAAAAACTTTCAAGATTTTAAGCCTTTATTTACATACTATTTGTTAAACATGGCTAAAAAAATGCCAATAACAAGAACTAGCTTTGTATTGTCTCCGTTTGCTTCTACATTTGGAAGTGGGCTTAAAATTGCGATTGCACAATTGGATGCTGGGAATGATCAGATCAAGTATCTAGATTTCATTAACGATCCAAATTTTAAGTTTTATGCCCGGGCAGCGAAGAAGTTTGGATTTTTGGTTGACAAATATGTTCCTTGGGTGTTAACTTATGATTTATTCACCAATGCTTCACTAAATTATATAGATTATTACGTTACTAATGAAGGAAACCCTATTACAGAACAAAACTTCTTTGATACTTTTTATCATGATTCATATAAAGACGATATGATGTTGCTGCAAGAGTTTGTTAGAAATGCATATGAAAAATTTGTTACACTTCGTCCCATATATGAAGAAGAAAAGTCCTTCCTAGGAGAAGGCTGCAGCCAAAGTCAACTTCTAAATGCAAAGTTTAGAGAGCAACTGGGTAGTAATAGCCTATCTTTAGAGGAATTAATAGATTTATACATTCAATTGAGATACGTAGAAACAGAAATGCAAGGCCCGTCTGTCAAGAAGACCAAGGCAAGAGCATATGAAATTTACAGATCCCAACCAGAGCTTAATCAAGCAAAAATCGCTGTTTCTAAGTTTGTTGATGAGACCTACAAAAACTTTATCTATCCTAAAAATTACGGACAACTAAATCCTTCTCTTGACATCGCCGTTCTGTCTGATATAGTAGACACGGTGGCCGAAACTGCTGTCGCAATTCAATCCACCTATTAGGGAGGCAACTTGCTTTTTCAGGTTCTTGACGCCAAGAGCGATTGTATTGGTTATTTCGCTAAAAATCAGATAAACTCAACAACGGATCTTCCGACAGAAGGTGGCACTTGGGAATATTCTAATCATTTGGGTGATGGTGATTATCAAATAGCACGTATCTACGCGAACGGAGCGACGATTACAGACGTTTGCCCGGAGCATATGAAGACTGACTGGGAGGAAATCAAAAAGACGCTTA